ACATACGTTGGAATACCTGATAGTGGAAGAGTCATCAAAATTATTACTGCACTTCAAGGTGTGATTGCTACTGCAAATGCAGCAATTACTTTTGAAATTGGTGGAACAGCTATGACCGATTCAGCAATTACGGTTGCTTATTCTGGTTCTGCAGTTGGAGATGTAGATACATCTGAGCCAACAGCAGCTAATAATGTTGAACAAGATGGAACTATCGAAATAATTACAGATGGTGCATCTACTAATGCAAGAGTACTTTATGTAACTTTTGTTATTAGAAGATAGTATTTGCTATCTTAAAATAGTATAAACAAAATTGGGGTGGCTCTGACCTAGCGGTTTTTCCACCCCACAACAGGAGAAAAAAAAATAATGTATAATTATGGATTTCAACAAACCAGTACGGCAAATGTAGCGACATCAGATACGTCTGCACAATCTGCCGCTTTAGGAACTGCTGAAAGTGGAGTTTTCTGGGTAAGGCTTTGTGCTGATACAGATACTTATTATGCCATAGGCAGCAATCCAACAGCAACAACTAGCAGTACTTTTTTACCAGCCGACACTATTGAAATAATAAAGGTTGATGTAGGTGATAAAGTTGCAGGAATTATTGCTACTGGTACTGGTATATTAGGTGTTACTGTCTTAACGTCATAGTGTCTAATAAACCTAGATCGTATGGCTATGTCCATATTAAAGAAACTAGGAAAAAAAGACCAGGTCGTCATGCTAAACGATACAGTAAACGAATACCAAGAAAAAAAAAATATAGAGGTCAAGGTAGATGAAAGAAACTCAAATTGAAGGTTTAAAAAAAACTACTTTTATTGGTGATGATATAGAAAAGAAAGTCGCCATTAAAGAAGAACTTAACATTGATCCCCACCTTAAACACAACAAAGAACTTTATAATCACAATGACGGTTATTCTCCCAGCCGACATCTTAAAAGAGTAGCTTCCGTTCCTATTTTAGCATTACAAATCTGGGCTAAAGAATATAATGGAACTAATAATTTTCTTCGTTTGCCTAAAGAAACTCAAAAAAAAATTTTAAAAAAAAAATTAAACAGCAACGAATTTAGATATTTTAGAACCGCACCAGGAAATTTATAATGGCACTATCAACTTACGCAGAATTAAAAACAGGAATAGCGAACTGGTTAAACCGTTCTGATTTAACCGATGAAATTTCTAATGATTTTATTAAATTAGTTGAATCGGAATATAATTCTAAATTAAGAATTAAGGCGATGAACACTAGAGATAATGCCTTTTCTATTGCAACCGAAAGAGTTGCCGTACCCACAGGATTTTTACAGGTCAGGGATTTTTTTATTGTTTCCGGTTCGGCTAAATATTCCATGACTTATATGGCTCCAACCCAAATGGATCAAACAAGGGGTGGCAGCACAAGTGGTATGCCAGTTGTTTATACCATATTGGGAGATTATTTTAGATTTGCTCCTACGCCGGACTCTACCTATACCGCAACCATTAATTATTATAAGGCCATTGATGCCTTATCCGATTCCACTACTACTAATTATATTTTAACAAACCATCCTGGCATTTATTTGTATGGTTCACTTTATCATGCAGCAAATTTTTTAGGAGGTATTGAACCGTCTAAATTACAAAATTGGCAGCAACTTTATATAACCGGTATGGAACGACTTGAAAGAAACGACAGAGAAGATGAATGGAGTGGATCGCCTTTACAAAGCAGGTCCGATGTAACGGTGGCTGCTGGTTTTACTAATAGAAAAATAGCAATTACCAACGATCAATAGGAAAAATAAATGCAATTACCTTTTGGAGAATGGCTACCAGATCAACCCAAGTTTATGAATCCTGGTGCGAACACAGCAAAGAATGTTTATTTTGCCGCTAGGAGCTACAAACCTTTTCCTTCCTTAACTACTTATAGTTCCAATAATATTGGAGCTTTATCTAAAGCAGCAGGTTCATTTAGATCAACTGATAATACCAGTTATAATTTTGCTGCAACCAAAACAGACATTTATCAATTATCTTCAGGAACTTTTACTTCAAGAAAATCAAGTTTAACTGGGGGTGATACAGATTATTTTACTTTTACCCAATTTGGAGATTATATTATTGTGAGTAATGGAGTGGATACACCCCAATATTATTTAATGGGAACTTCAACAAACTTTGCTAATCTTTCAGCAATTGCAACCGATGGAACTCCACCTCTATTTAGAGTATCAGGAGTGATAAGAGATTTTTTAGTAACAGGAAATATTAGCGGTGTAACCAACAGGGTTCAATGGTCAGGCATTAATGATATTACCACTTGGACAGCAGGATCAAAACAAGCCGACAGTCAAGACCTTCCAGGTTCAGGTGGACAGATTGTAGCTATTACCTCTGGTGAATATGGTTATGTGTTTAGACAAAATGAAATAGTGCGTATGGACTATGTGGGCGGAACAACTATCTTTAGATTTTCTGTGGTATCTCCTAACAGGGGTTCAGTTTATGGAAAAACAGTTTGCCAGGATAACCGAAGGGTTTTCTTTTATGCTGATGATGGTTTTTTTGAAGTACAAGGAGA